CCCGGATCCGTTTAAGCCGGTGGAGAACGTCAAACTTTCGATGGGAATTTACATCGTGTTTGACCTCCCCACTGCCGGCTTCTCGAACACCGAGGCGATGTACCTGTATACGGGGTTCAAGACCCTGTATACGGGCACTTCGGACGCGCTGATCAACAAGCTCTTGGGCGGCGAGTCCTAACGGACTTGCTGTAATGCCCTCGTGCCTGGTGATCGCGGGTCGCCATCGCGAGATGATTCAGCTTCCGGATCCGTTGAAAAACGAGATCCTCTTGCTGAACATCGTCGTCCACCAAGGCAACTTGGTGGTCGACGTCGCTATGATCACGCCCCGCGTACTGGAGTGTCCCGAAAGGACACAACAGTAATCGTGGCTGTGATCAACACGATCGCGATAGTTCTGGAGGCGCTTCTTTATGGCCAGCATATCTGCTGATCATTTGAAGTGCGTGAACGCGACTGAGATCTTCGTCACGGAGATGCCGCCCCCTGTAGAGGGGACTGACATTCACGTGACGTTGCGTATTGGTGCAAACCGTACGCAAGAGGTCGATCGAGCTATCCAGAACTTTCTGTTTGCGATCCGTCGCTTACAGAACGTCTGCTAGTTCGACCAGGCCTCTAGTCCAGTCGTACATGACGACAGAGCTAGGGATCAGTACACCTTCTATAAAGGAGGGACTGTGAAAAGCCTGACGTCACTCTGGTCCTGCACCGCGAGGGAACTCGCGGTGCGATGTTGCACTAGCGCCACTCTCGACATAAAAACTGTCGAGAGTCGGTTCGAACACGAGGGGCTATCGTTTTTGGCGATAACCCTGGCGGACTTTGGCAAAACCATCCAAAAATGGTTGAACCAAGGTTTCGTCGTCCCTTCCGATGCTTCTTCTTTCAAGAAGAACAATCGTAGCGGTCTCCCTGCATTTCTGCAAGGTTTCCTTGGACGTGTGTTCGATCCTAGTAGTGGCGTGCTGCTTGATGAGCCAGACATTGAAGCAATTTTTGCTTTGCGTCAGCTAACGCTGATGTTCAGCAAAATCGCTCTCCCTCAGGACGAACTGGGAAGTTCGTCCACTAGCGTTGTTAGCGCTAGTCGTGAGAGACGTGCGATGTCTGACTACGTCATGTGTGAGCAGGAAGTGCGGGCGTCTGATGCGCGCCTGGATCCTCAATATAAAGAGGATTTCAAGCGCATATCCAGGCTGCTTTATGGCGATCTCTTTGCAAAGATGGACAGAGATGTCCATTGGCGCAGAATCGTCATGAAGCATGGTCCAGGCGCTGTTGCTGACCGGTTTAGCAGTAATGCTAAATGGGATCAGCATACCTGGACCAGTCGTCTTCAGCGGGTTCTTCCCGCTGAGGACCACCTCGTTGCGAATGACTCCTTTGGGGAGTATCTCAACGAACGTGTACACTTCCTCGAACCCGGTTCGGAGATACCCGTTAGGGTTATCACCGTTCCTAAGTCGTTGAAGACACCAAGAATTATCGCAATTGAACCTGCTGCGATGCAATATGCGCAGCAGGGACTTTTGCGGTCGTTTCTTGAGGCTTGGAAGGAGGATGGTTTCCTCCGCCAGCTTATCGGAATTGACGACCAGGAGCCTAATCGGCATCTGGCTCGTTCCGGATCCCTCAGCGGGGATCTGGCTACACTCGATTTGAGTGAAGCTTCCGACCGTGTCTCCAATCAGCATGTACTAGATCTGCTCGATGACACCCCCGAATTGCTCGAGGCTGTTCAAGCGTGCAGGTCTAGGAAGGCTGACGTTCCTGGTCATGGCGTTCAACGCCTGGCCAAGTTCGCGTC